ACAGGACAAGGAAAACCTGTTGCTGAAGATAGCAATATTGTTAAAAAGTCTATTACAGAAATTCTTGGAGTCAATAAGAAAAAGAAAGACGATAAGAAAGACGACGAATCAATGGAAGAAAAAGTAACTTGTCCAAAGTGTGAAGGCAAAGGTTGCGATCATTGTGACGGTAATGGTTACCATGAATCAGTTGATCTAGAAGAGATGAACGCAAGATACGAAATCTCTGATATGGAACAATCAAAAGATCCTGCTGTAAAGAAGGCATATGCAAAGCTGAAAAAAGCTAAGTATCCTTCAATGCAATACATCAGACAATATAAAGAAGTCGAAGCTGCATTAGACAAATCTCTTCCTGCCAATAAGCGCAAGAAGTAGTTGACATCGCAGCATTAATGTTGTATAATAAATTATGAAAACCATATCTGAGTACGGTAAAACCCCGCTCGAAGAGGAAGCAGAAATTGTTCCTTATAACGAGCTGCACGTTGTTGTATTAGGTACAGGAGATGGTGACGGTACTTTTGCTGATATTGTAGAAGAAGTTTCTGTTAAGAGAGATATTCAATTTGATTTCGTTGATATAACAAAATCATGGATTGCTGATTCCGATATTGATATTGGAACTGTAAAGCTTCGTAACATTGATGGCAAAGATAAAGATATTGAAATTGAAACACATAACTCAATTGTATTTGTAAGAGCAGGAGCAATCGGTACGCTTTCCTCCCAAGCGTTTATATCCTCCTTACAAGATATTGGCTTTTTGCTTGTTAACGATTTAGAATCTATGTTAGTCTGTGATAACAAAATGTCCAACGCATTATTGTTAGGTCGTAACAATATACCTATTCCAAGAACATCATCTATACCCAACGAACAATCTATCGAAGACGCTCATAAACGAGTAGGTGGAAAGTTCCCTGTTATTATTAAAACACTTAAAGGAACTCAAGGCGTTGGTGTAATGAAGATTGATAGTATGTCATCTTTAACAGGTGTATGTCAATCGTTATGGAAATACGATGCTGATTTGTTAATACAAGAATTCTTTGAAATGAAATCAGATATACGTACTCTACTTGTAGGTGGTAAGATCATTGCTGCAGCAGAAAGAATACAAGCACCAGATAACAAAGACTTTAGAAACAATGTTCACCAAGGTGCAACAACAGAACCATACGATTTATCAAAGAAAGAGATCGCAGTAATTAAAGCAGCCGCAAGAGCAACAGGCGCAGTTTATTGTGGAGTAGATCATTTTGTTGATAAGAAAGGCAATCCTTATATTATCGAAGTAAATGGTTCTCCAGGTATTCGTTCTCACTTTGAAGGTTATGATCCTTGGACAGAAGAGAAACTAGGTAAAGTATCTGATAAGAAAGTCGTAGAGACAATTATACAATTCTTTTCTAAGGATGTCAATAGAAGACCAATCTTTAGACAAGAAGCAGGTTATATTGAAACGATTATATTTAAAGGTATGGAAAAGAATCCTGTACGTGCAAAGTTTGATTCTGGTAACAGTGCAAAAGCAAGTATGCTCCATGTCGATAAAATGGAAACAAAAGGTAAAATGGTATTTTGGGAAAAGAACGGTTATAAGTTTGAGAGTGAAGTATTATATGTCTCAAAACCAACTCGTGGCCAGAAACCATTTGATACAAGACCTGTGGTTGAACATGAGATCTTTTTCAATAACAAGAAACATATTGCCGAAATCGCGTTGTCACTAAAAGATACTGCATCAGAAATGTTAGTGAATAGAAAGTTAATGACTAAGTTCAAAATTGCAGTCAATCCTAACAGACGATTTATATTATCAAACAAAACAGATAGAAACGACAAATCGGATCACTAATGAAAAAATTTACAGAGTGGAAACATGAAGGTTTTGGATTATATGAAGGAGTTACTGTTCCTTTAGAATCTCCGATGATTGAATTTGATGAAGAACAAGAATTAAATACCCCTAAACGTTCAAGCGGAAATAAAAAGTATGTTGTTTATGTACGAAACCCTGACACGGGAAACATTAAAAAGATTGAGTTCGGTGATGAGAAAGGCGGGCTTACAGCTAAGATTAATGACAGAGAAGCCGCTAAGAATTTCGCAAGTCGACACAATTGCGATACTAAAACAGATAAAATGTCTGCAGGATACTGGGCCTGTAGATTACCTAAATATGCAAAAGGTCTTGGCCTCAAGGGAGGTGGTAGTTATTTCTGGTAAACCATATACCGATCTTGATGATATTCGTACATTTGATATTAATGAAGATCAGTCGGAGTTTGTTTGGCACAGAGATAAAGAAGACCGTTTAGTTGAAGTAATATCAGGAAATGGTTGGCAATTTCAACCAGAAAATTGTTTACCATTGTTATTACAACCAGGAATAAAATTTAAGATCAAAGAAGGTGAATACCATCGTTTGATTAAAGGTATTGATAATTTACAGATTCGGATAACGAAACTGTTATAAATAAACATAGAACATATAAATTCTATCATTAAAAATTTAAGGAGATAACAATGGCAGTAGGAATTTACGACGGAAAATCCGTTAAAGGACCACTTGATAGTGGTGACGGATCTAAAACCTCTTTTGTAGGTAAAACAGGTTGGCCGAGTTGGGCTGGTAAGAAAGTACTAAGTACTGATGGTTTTTCATTTAACCTTGACGACAGGGATATGGACGATTCCGAAAGCGATGGTTATCTTGTAGATCCAAAAGGTGGCATTTGTCATCTCAGCATGCAAAATATTGGTGGAAGTAATATCGACAGCAATATGTATTTCATGTTTGATTTAAAAACAGTACTAAAGCTGAATTCTAAATTTAAAATTAATGGCCTTAGAGGCGTTCCAAAAAATCCAAAAGAATTATTCCTATTGGCTCAATTGTGTCAAGTAGTTCATTATTCAATTCAAGTTGGAGAAACAGCAGAGAAAGGTAGTAGAGATAAAGCTGTATGGAATGGATCTTCTGACCAAATGAAAGAGTTGGCGGTTGCTGTATATACCATTCATAATGGTTCAGGTGGAGCTAAAAAGCTTTTCCCACAAGGCGCTAAAACAATTGCCGAAGAAAATAATTGGAAAGAAATTATCGAGAGTAAGATTGACGGTTATATGTCAGCTGCTCTTCAAGAGAAAAAAGAAGTGGTTAGTGAAAGAACCGTTGAAGAAGAAAACGCATATCAAGAATTCTTTCAAAAGGCGCTTAAAAAGTTTGGAGTCGAATCACCAGCAGAGCTAAAAGACGACGCAGAGAAGAAGAAATTCTTTGATTACGTTGATGCAAACTGGAAGGGAGACAACGAAAAGGCTGAGGGTACTGAAGCTCAGGACTCTATCAAGCCTTCAAAGAAAAAGGATTTGGCTGCTAGCAATTGCGGTAGTTAAATCATTATATTATAGGAGTAAATTATGTTTTTGATTGAATGGATTAAAGGCTTATTTTCGGATAAAGATATCCCAGTTCCTGCTAAAGTAGACCCAGTGAAGGAGCCAAAGAAGGCTGCTACTGCAAAAGGTCCTCAAGTTACTAAAGCTGCGTTAGGTAAACTAACAAAAGCTCAACTTGAAACCGAAGGTCGTAAAGCAGGCGTTGAGTTAGATAAACGAAAAAAGAAAGCCGATTTAGTTAATGAACTTTACAAAGTTTTAAAATAATAAAAATAAAATTAGGAGAATAACAATGGCACTATGGGGAAAGACAGACGCTGCAGCTAGCGTACCAAAGTGGCTCGAAACTGCCGCTGCAAATACTAATAAGTCTAACGACGAAGACAACGCAGTCTTTGTTGACTTAACAGAAGCAGGCGTTGCAGCTAACAGAGCTAAAGGTCTTAAAGGACCAGGTTGGTGGTTATATCATACGTCCAATGGCCGTCACTACGCGGAATGCTTAGTTCCGATGAAAGTTACAGCAGTTGCTGCTGGTGACTTAGGTGTAGATGGTACTGGAGATGATACAGTCGTTGCTGACGCTTAACTTTAACTGAGTTAGCCTTTATTGTTATGAATTTGACAGAATCAACCTTTCTGCTATACGCGATGAAACACTATGACAACCCTCAGTGTACTGAGATGTCAGAGTTCGAAGAGGATATTAAGAGATTTCAATATCTCCGTAAACTCTTTAGTCGATATAGACAAGATGAAGATCTGAAGGAAAGGTTAATTCTAAACCATCTCATTGTTATATTCAATGTGTTTGGTCCACATGCAACAAATATGTTATTCATGCGACTGCATGAGTATCACGGATATTTAAAACCATTCGTAATGTATTTGAACTATATGCCAGAACTATTGGTATACGATGATATGATGGTAAACGCAGACTCCATTAATGGTGATCTGTTTATCGAAACAAG